CGTCGGTGCAGTTCCTGCCCAAGCGGGCACGCAAGCTGTCGATCAAGCAGCGTCAGGACATCGGAGACGACGAGGTGTCACTGGTGGATGGGATCGGTCTGGATTACACCGAGAGCGACCTGCTGGAGTGGTCGGTGGTGTCGATTCCGGCTGACCCCGGTGCGGTGCGTCGGTGCTTGGATCGCGGACACGTCAACGGCGAGGTCATCACGATGTCGTTGCAGGGCGTGATGAAACGGATGGGTGGTCCGGCCCCGGTCTGGTCGCCGGGTTGGGAACCAGAGCAGCAGCACGTTGTGGAGGTAATAGAGGAAGATGACTATGTGACTGTGAAGTACGAAAGGCACCGCGACGACGAAGAACAAGCAACAGACGTTGACACAGAGACACCTTTGCAGACAATTGACTACGAAGCCGTAGCCAGAAATCTCGAAAGAGACCGAAAGCAACGGCAAAGGATTGCAGGAGCAACAAAGGCCGTCGAGGAAGCACTGAAGCCAGTTGCCACCGAGATGGAAAAACTGGAAGACAAGTTGACCAAGCTGACCGGATAGGTCGCACCACAAAGGAGATCACGGATGACGGATGAACGAACCGAAGCGACCGACGACGTGCAGCAGGTCGTGGACGCGGTGAAATCGACAGTGGACGAGCAGGTTGCCCCGCTCATGGAGCGGCAGTCGGCTCTCGACGAGAAACTGAACGAGCTGGCACAACCCTCCAGCAACGCCAGCCAATTGTTCGGCGGCGGTTCGGCTGCGGGCCACGTCGGTCCCCAGACCGGAAGCCAAGGCTACAGCTTCCTGCGGGCACTCGGTGTGCGGCAGGGATTCCTGAAACCGGAGCAGGCGAAATACGAGTTAGATGTCAACGACCGTCTGCGTCAGCATTATGTTGATCAGGGCGGCATGACGCTGGCCGGTGCGAACTCCATGCTCGTGCCGCTTGGTTCGAGTCACATCGAGAACCTCGACACGGGGCTGGGAACCGAGTTGCGTCAGGCGATGGCTCAGTCCGTCTCCGGTGCGGACGCGGACCAAAGGAACTGGGTCGCCCAGAAGATCGGCGGCACTGTCGGTCAGGCGATCAGTTGGTCAAGTGACCCGGCTGGTGCGCTGGTTGCCAACGCTCCGCTCGGCGAACTCATCGAACTGATCCGCGCCAAGTCGGTTCTGGATCAGGCCGGTGCGACCGAGATCAGCTTGCCGCCCAACGGCAAGATCGACTTCCCCCGTCACACCAGCGGGCTGACCGCCTATTGGGTTGGCGAGAACGCGGCGATCACCGCGAGTGAGATGGGAACCGACACCCTCTCGCTGACAGCGAAGAAGTTGGCTGGGTTGGTCAAGTTGCCCAACGAGCTGATCCGGTACGCCACGCCGAGCATCGAAGCGTTCGTGCGGAACGATCTTGCTACCACGCTCGCACTGAAGGCCGACAGCACCATGCTGGACGGCAATGCCTCCGCGACTGCACCGGGAGGCATCATCACGACGAGCGGCATCAACGCTGTGGCGGCGACAACTGTCGGTACCAACGGTGACACGTTCGGTCCGGCTGATCCCGGTCGGATGGCTGCTGCCGTGCTTGAAGATAACTTCGACACCTCGTCGGCGGCATTTCTGATGCGGCCAGAACTGTTCGTGGGTCTCTACAACTCGCGTGCCGCTGCTGTGTCGTCCGCCGACGCCGAAGGCTCGTTCCTGTTCGAGACCAACCGTGGACAGATCGAGAACGGACTGCCACCGCGTCTGTTCGGGCATCCGGTCTACGTTTCGACGCAGGTCAACAACGTCCGCGCAAAGGGTTCGGAATCCGACCTGACCTACGTCCTGTTCGGCGTGTTCAGCGAGTGGCTGATCGCACGGGCTGGTGTTCTTGAGTTCGCAACGTCGACTCAGGGCGACACCCCGTTCGCCAATGACCAGACTTGGGTGCGGGCGATCATGTCGATGGACGCTGGTGCCCGTCATCCCAAGGCATTCGCTCTCTGCGACGAGTTGAACAACAGCTAGGTCTACGCTACTGAGTGCCACCCGCTGATCCGGTTTCCTCACGCCGGGTCAGCGGGAGGACTCCCCTCTGGAGACCACGGACATGGCCGATAAGAAAACCACCGACGAGACGCCAGCAGCCAAGCCGAGCAAGAAGGACGCGGCGCTGCTGGTGCCGACCCGGTACACGATCCCGCCGTGCCCGATGTCACGCAAGGACACGCTGGCATACGTTGACAAGCTCAAGAAGGAACTGTGAGGTGAGCCGTGGCGTTGACGACACTTGCCGATCTGAAGACGTATCTGGGCATCACCGATGCGGCAGAGGATACTCTGCTCAACCTGCTGATCGCTGACGCTAATGCGGCGATCCTTGGCTACCTCGACAGGGAGATTGAGCAGGCCACGCTGACCGAGTATTACAGCGGCGACGGGACGACAAACCTGCTGCTCCAGCAGCGTCCCGTGACGACGATCACCTCCGTCCATGTCGACGCCGCTGCCTATGCAGGACAGGCCAGCGGCGCATTCGACAGCACAACCGAGTGGACGGCTGGCGAGGATTTCTTTGCCCAGTCGGTGGTCGAAAACGAAAGCAACCCCGGCAACATCATTGCCATCAAGGGGCCGGGCACGTTCACCGGAGACGGTGACCGCCAGACGTGGGGCGAGTGGCCCAGAGGGACCGGCAACATCAAGGTCGTCTACACGGCAGGGTACAGCACCGTTCCGGGCGATCTGGCGGCTGCGTGCAGAATCCTCGTCGCATGGATGCGGTCCAGCCGAGAAAACGGAATGCCGGTCAAGTCCGAGAAGCTGGGGTCATATTCCTACACGTTGCTCGAAGACACCGGGATTCCAGAACTGTCGACGATCAGGGGTCTCTGCAATCGCTACCGTAACATGGTGCTGATATGAGCCTGACCGGGCTGCTGACTCAGCGATGTACCATCCAGAGGTGGGCGAGGACGGTTGACGACTATGGCGAGATGACGCCGAGCTGGTCGAACTCGTCAACGGATGTCCCCTGCCTCGTGCAGCAGAAGAACGCCAAGACGGAGTTCACCTCGGCGGGTCGTGATTACGAGTTCGACGCGATGGGTTTTTTCAAGCCCGGTGTCGACATCAATCCGCAGGCGTCGGATTCTGGAAATGGCGACCGCATAACCATTGGGGCAGCGACCTATCAGGTTCGTGGAGTTGGCGACGAAACGGGACGCAACAAGATGCTGACCGTGTATCTGGAGAGAGACTGATGGCTCGACCCAAGGTATTCAAGACAACCATCGTCGGGTCCAATCGCTGGATCAAGGCTATAAAGGGGATGCCTAAACGCCTCGACGATCGGGTCAACTCCGCGCTCGTCAAGATCGGTACAGGGGTGTCGACGGAAGCCAAGAAGCGAGTTCCGGTTGGGGCGAAGTTGACCGGGAGCCGCCGACCGGGCGCGCTCAAACAGTCCATCCGGTTCGAGGTAATCAGAGGCAAACGCATCGGCGCACAGGTGCGAATCGGAACGAATATACGGTATTCCCCTTACATCGAGTTTGGGACCAACCGCATTGCCGGTGGCAAGGTGAAGGCTCTCGGGAGAAGCCAACTAGCGGCAAAAGACGCCACGGCGATCAGTTCGTGGAAGTCCAAGACCAAACGGGGGCAGGGGGTTTCTGGTATGCCCATTATGCCGTTCCTGAGACCGGCGGCAAATATGTATGCCCCTCGCGCTAGGTTCTTGCTGTCGTTGGCACTCAGGACCGTGATGATACAATCAGGGTTCCGCACGAAAACTGGCGGGGGAGGCTAGATGGCTGACCTGTCCGAAGTCTGGAAAGGGATTCGAGACATCCTAGTGGCTGACTCCACGCTGGCGGCGATGCTGTCTTCTGCGTCGGCCGTGTATGAGCCGGATCCGCCCGACGACGTGGACTTCCCGATGCTGACGCTCATGCAGTCAGACGATGGGCCGGTCACAGAATGCACCGGATATGGCGAGTTCGCTGCCCAACTCCAGATTGATGTGTGGTCAACCAGCCCTCGAACCAACGAGCAGATCAAGTCGCGTTTGGACGAGTTGCTGGAGATACCGAAAATTCGCACTACCGCCATAACCACAACGAATTACAATGTAACCAACTTCAGTCGCAGCAGCGCAAACTTTGTGGGAACTGTCGAGATCGAAAAGGATGGCAAACTTGTCAGGCATCTCGCCACAGAGTGGAATGTAAAAATACGCAAGACAACCTAACGAGGAGACGGACTCATGGCTATTGGTGACATTGTTGGTGGCCCGGCTGACGTGAAGCTGGGGGCAGCATCATCGGAAGCGACCATCGGTAACACGACCGGGGGCGTCACCGCGACGGTGACACCGCAGAACCGCGAACGGATCGTGGACAAGTATGGCTCAACGGCCATCGCCATCATCCACACGGGTGACGAGGTGCGGGTGACCGTTCCTTGGGCCGAGTGGGCGCAAGCGACGCTGAATGAAATATACGACCCCGGCACCGACGCCGGTACGTCGAAGGGCGTTGGTCGGTCGGCTGGTTACATCTACACAACCCAGTCAATGGACATCACGCCGTTCCTGACAGCCGACGCCGCCAAGACCGCCGAGTTCTACTCGGTGACTCCCATCGGCGAGGTCAGCATGGCTTTCAATAACGACGACGACCGCATCCTCGAAGTCGAATATGCCGCACTTGCTGATACCACCAAAACTGACGGCTCGCTTGTCGGATTGCTGAACCTGAGCTAGTCGCCGCTTGAGTACGCTCCACGCAGTTGATACCCTTGCCGGTATATCTGGCAGGGGTATCAACTTTTGAAGGGAGAGGCGGATGGCTGAAAATCCTGACATCATCTCTGTCGAGTTGAGTGACGGGGTGGTCGTGGATATTGGGCAGCTCGACTGGGCCGGTTACAAAAGACTCCGGCCAAAACTGTCGGCGAAGCTGGCCGAGTCCATGTCCGAGTTTGACGGGGATGTAGAGATGACCCCGATGGGGATGATGAAGCCCATCGTCGGCCTGCTCGACCAGATTCTCGGGGACTTCACGGAGGACTTCGTGAGTTCCTGTGTGCGTGAGAAGAAGTCCCTCAAGAATGTCACGAGGCCCATCGACTGGCTCCGGCTCAGGGAAGCGGCCGCAAAGGTGAACAACATCGCCGAAATTCTGGATATGGAGGGAAACGCAATAGCGGCCAGCGTGAGGATAGTGATGACGAGAGTCAACTCGCTGGCCGCAGGCGATGGTGGACAGGAGTCGAACACACCCTAGCGTTTCATTACGGGTGGTCGGTCAAGGCGATTGGCCGTCTGCCGTGGGTGGAGGTGCTGGACCACGTCGTCCTGATCAACAGGTCGGTGGGGAGCCGGATGCAATGGGATTTGGCAGCGGCATCGTTTGCGCACACGTCCGACGATGGTCGCCGTGACATACAGTCCACCGTGGCTAGCTACCTCGAATTTGATCCTGATCGAGACGCGCCAAGTCGCAAAAAACACAAGCAGTATGAGCAGATGCCGGACGAGGCGAGGCTGTTGTCCATCGGCAGCTCATTGGCGAACGAGGGAATGACGTTCCTCGACCGACGACCTCATCACCGGGAGTGGCTGAAGGAAAAAGGCATGTCGCCCGACGATGCCCGGTTGCGGTATACTGAGTGGAGAGCCGAGAAGGACGCCGCCAAGGCGAAGCGGGCAGGCGGTGGTGATCCGGTGGGTGGAGATGATTGATGGCGGACACGGTCACGCTCGGCACGGTGGTGATGAACGGGCCAGTCGGCGGCGGTCAGAGCGTTCGCCCGCAGCCACGCTTCGTGTCGGGGCGAACCGTCAACGGGACGACCTACGCCTACCAGAAGAACGACGCGACGCAGAACATCTGGGTGCTGGACTTTCGAGACCTGACCGCCGTCCAGAAGACAGCGTTGCAGACATATTTCAACGATGTCGCCAAGGGGCCGAGCAACACGTTCAGCTACACCCACACCGACGCGACGGTCTACACCGGGGTCAGGTTCATCGACAACGTGTTGGAGTTCTCGCGGATCGACGGCGGTGCGTTTTTTTCCTGTACTGTCAAGTTGCTGATCGCTGCCGAGGTGAACACATAGCATGGCTTCTCTAAACCGCCTCGTAACGATCTTCTCAGCAAACACCACGTCGTTCGTGCTGGGCACGAAGAAGATGACGGCGGCGATGAGGATGTTCAGAACGAACGTCGTCGCGTCCGGCAAGGCAATCAACTCCTCGTTGAACCGGATTGGACTCGGGGCGGCACTTGCTACTGGACTGATGATAAAGCACTATGCGACGTTCGAGAAACGCATGGTGACCGTGGGGGCCATCCTCGGCAAAAACCGTCAGGAGATGGAGTTGCTGACGTCTGCGGCGAAGCGGATGGGTCGAACCACCATCTTCACCGCAACGCAGGCGGCTGAGGCGCAGCAGGTCATGGCGATGGCCGGTCTCACCCAAAACGAGATACTGCTTGCCCTTGGGCCTGCGCTGCAACTCGCGGCGGTCGGCGAAGTGGAAATCGCTG